CCAACTCGGAATCACGGGACTTCTAATAAGAACGAAACGGATAGTAATGCAGCATTTACGTACCAAGCAATGGCACCAATTCCAAATAACGTCTTTCTGAATGTAGATGGGTCACAGCAGTCCTACAAGATGTATAACACTGGGGACTCTAAGTCCTGGAAGGGTTATGACGTTATGCTGGCAGAAGTGTTCGGCGGGTACAAGGGTAATAACCCGATGGCTTCCTATATTCAAGCCACTGGTACAGATAGTTTTACTAATACTAATCAGTCGGATGTCAATAAGCCGACCGCATAAATAAAATACCAGTCGCCAATTGAAATACACAATACGAAAGGGCGGCTATAAGGAGGAAAAACAATGGTTGTAAAGTTGAAAACTGGTAAGATTGGACTCAAGAATCCAGTCAACGTTCATGCCAATTTGACCAACGTTGATAAGGCTGATGAAATGATGATTGCCCTGCTTTCGTTAAATGTTGCTATGGAAGAAGCGGACCAAAGTACCGGCTCGGAAGATAGCATGAATCAGACCTTAGTAATGCTCAAGAAGGAACGAGATTTTGTCCAAAAGTCACTTAAATTTCTACAAGATGTTCTTAAACTATCTGATAAGCAGCTAGCTGTCGTTAAGGACCACATTGATTTTAAGGTTCTGGGTGAATATCTAAGCTACGTATGTAATCGAATCAAGGGCGTTCCGGAAGCTGCTTACGAAAAGGAACAAGCAAAAGCGGGCCCAAAAGGACGGTCGGCCAACTCGGACGGGCAATAGAGGATTATAAGCAGGAAATCGAAGACCGCAATTATTTCCGTCAACAATTAATGCTTCAGTCCGGTATTTTGCCATCTGAACTAGATCGAGAAGATTATTTTGAACTTCTGAAAATTCAAAGTGCTAAGGCTCGTGAAGATCGGCCAATCAATGCTGCGGAAGGGTTCAAGAAGATGAATCAAATGTTTGGTGGCTAGTAATTACGTAAGGGCTTCCTTAATAGCTTAATAAGTTATATAATTAAGCTGTTGGGGGGATGACTATGGATAAGCGTGAAGCCAAAGCGCTCTACAAAGAGTATAAGCAAAGCGATAACATTCCTTTTTTTGATATGTATTTTGATAATGAAAAGAAGCGGCTGTTTATCAAAGAGAGTCCGATTGCTGATTCGCAATTGATAAGTTATTCAGAAATTATGGACCATATGTGGTCTAAAGACGAGAATACGATTAATAAGGGGCACCCAATTTGGGGAGCCATTATTGGTAATATGATTGGTGGCTTCGGTACAGGATTTCTTGGCGCTCTAGCTGGTCAAAAAGCTCAGGGGAAAGAAGTCACTTACACTTTTAATTCCCACTTAACTTTGTTTGTTGATCGAGGTAATACGGTAGATTTAATTGAGCACTATCTATATCCGGGTTCCATAAAACAAGGTGGCCTGCTTGATAAAAGTTACCAAAAAATGATTGATTCCGTTGATGAACGACTTTATCATCTTGAAGGACGGAAAACACCGGCTGAAGAATTAGAAGGGGATGCCTAATTGTGAAGACTTCTCTGGCACAGTTGAGAGCTTCTAAGAAGTGGCAACAAGAGCATCCTAATAAGCAGCGTAACTATCAGTATGGTAGTTACGCCCGGAAGTTTATTCGGGACGTTGCCAATCGAGAGTAACTTTTACAATTACAAAAAATGATTAACGACCGTTTGAGTCAGCTGTAATAGCTGGCTTTTTATTTTGCCGGAAAGGAGGTGTAACAGTTTGAAAGTTCAAAATGAAATGGCTACCCGGATTTCCGTCGATACGATTTCGGCCATTACCTCCATGCGGGACTTTCGCAATGCCGTTAGTGCAGTAACGAGTGGCTGGCGGGCCCAAGAGCAGGTCTTAAAAAGCTCGGGGCAGTATTCAGAAGCAGTTAAGGCTCGAATTAGTGGGCTTAGCCAAGTGATGGATATTCAGCGGGCCAAGATTGCTGAATTGCGTTCGCAACAAGAAGGCTTAAACCAGGAGAATAGTAAGCAGAGAAGCCAGTGGCTAAATTTGGAAAAGCAAATCAGCCAGGCTAATAAACAGCTGGCTGGTTATGAATCACAATTAAACAAGGCCAAGGGGAATTCTAGCTATTACACTTCTGGCCTAGCTGAAATGCAACGACAATATCGCCTTACCTCGGAAGCCTCGCGAGCATACGTTGATAGGTTGCGAGCAGAAGGGAAAAGCAGGGAAGCCAATCAACATGAATTATCGGGATTAACAGATTCACTTAAATCCTTAGAAAAGCAACAGGCCACGCAAAAGAAGCTCCTTAGTGAAATTGAGCGCCAATCCGGTAAAACAAGTGAGGCTTACAAAAAACAAGAAACACAGTTGAATCGGACTGGCGAAACAATTGCTAATACTAGAAATCGGGCAGAAGAACTTAAAATTGCCCTTGAACCACCTAAGGGAGTTAAATGGAAGTTTTTCCGCAATCAGATCCTAAATGTTGATAAGGCTGAAGAAAAGGCCCGTCAAACGACCCTTAATTTTGGCAGTGCCCTGAAAGCTAATCTGATGGGCGGCTGGATTCAACAAGGCTTTTCTTTTATTACCAATCAGTTTCACAGCATTATTACTAATGGGATGGAAGCTGCCAAAGCTGGTGCCGCATTGGAAGCTCGCTGGAAGAATATTGGGGTATCTAATAATGGCATTAAAGAACTCTCTGCTCAAGTAACCGAATTGAAGACGAACACTAATCTGTCTGCACAGGCCGTTAACGGTTTGCAAACCCGATTTTATGGGATGACTCATTCGGTTAGCCAAACAACAACGTTAACCAAAGGGGTCGCCAGTTTGGCAGATCAATTGAAGCTATCTGATCAACAAGCAAATGCCTTCGCCGGTGGCTTGTCGCGAATCGAGAGTTCGGGTAAAGTTACTAGTGCTTCCTTTGGTTGGCTCGAAAAAAAAAAAACAAAAAAAATATTGTTTTTTCTGTCCCCCGCCCTTTCTCTGTAA